TGCTCGGTTAAGCTTTTAAATGTTTCCGGGAACGAAAATCAATATGATTCAGAACGAATGTAATGATATCCAAGTGATTGTGTGAAAGAAACTGGTGCTCCTGTACCTTCTAGTGAATAAGTTACATCTCCTACGTTTTTAGGATACGCACCAACCAGCGTGTATTGTGCTACTCGTTCAAGTTGTGTGTCTAGTTGTACCAAATCAATTATTGATGTTTCTTTTGGTACAAAATAGTTACCGGTGCTGGTGGCATCATCAAATGTGTCACGAGTCCATTGTAACATGAGGTTTCGTAGTGTGTCTCCTGTGTCACAGAAAAATTCTATGTCATAAGAACCAGCGTATTTGGCTGATCCTGGTACTCTGAAGTCGAGACCCATGTATGATACAGTGTTTTCTGAAATTTCGCGACCTGGTATAGTGCCACCTTTGGCATAGACTAGATCGTCTTCGGAAACAACAACGCTACCGTCACCATTTTGAATGTTTAATACTCTGAATTGAAAGTCACGACTGAAATCTCTTTCTTGTGCAACTCTGTAGAAGTCTGTGATTGTTTGTTTTACGTCTGGCATAATATATAATTATTTAGTGTTAAGATATTAATTCGCTGAAGTCTTGACCAGTTCTTGTTGCGTAGAAGTTGACCAATATAAACTCAGCCGCACGTGTCGGTTTGATGTATATGTCAACTACTAGCTCATTTCTGTCAATGACGTCAGGAGTGTTGTTACGTTCGTCGCAAACTAACAGATAATCATACATACCCTGTGTGTTCTTGACCTCTTCAAAGATGGGGCGTAACACGTTTAGTACTTGGGTACGTGTGAATAATGTGTTCGGTTCGAAAACGAAGTATTTGATAGTGTTAAGCACGGCTTTCTGTAGGTATAAGAACAATCTACGTACATTGATACGATCGAATGCACTTGGCTTGGTTTGCATGGTCTTTTGACCGAATATTACAAATCCTTCGTTAGGAAAGTTCGCAATTGGATTCAAACCGATTGTGTATAACTGATCACGTTCCTTCTGTTTAGGATAGAACGCTAAGTCCTGCATGCCGCTCAACAACCCTCTTGTGAAGCCTGCTGGCGCGAACCATGGATAGAAGTTACTGTCCGTATTACCCATGTTTGCTGCTGCAAATCCGCTAAATGGTACCCAAACTCCTCGATTCAACACCTTGTCGTTTGTGAACGCCCAATTTGCGTATGATGCACAAAAATTACTGTTCTTGGTACCACCGGTCATGGCGTGTCTCAATGGCCAGTAAATGTGTTGAGAGAAGTTTACACCTTTTTCACGATTGGAACTTGTTAGAATTTTGCTGTTTTTGCCTTGTACAAAGATGTAACGTAGCGGGTCAGCGATAAACATGTTATCTTTACGTTGGAACTGACAGAAATTCTTGAATGTGTCGAAAATCACGTCATATTGTACTAAACAATCAATAGAGCTTCTGTTGTCAAGCACCTTAGTTTGATATAATGATGAACCTTCCTGTACATTGGCTCCCTCCTCTGCAGGATTTAATGAACCAATTGGATAATATTCTTCATCATCGAAACTGTCTAATGTGCCTCCTCCAGAACCAACATATATTGTACCTAGACCGGCTTCAATTGTTATGTCGATTGGGAACAGATCAAAATTGTCTGCAAGTTCAAACACACGTTCCAATTTTGCTGGTATGTTTCCAGTAGATTTTGCTTTGGCTGTTTGCTTGCGGAACACTCCATGTGGATATACGTTCCTACCATGCTTGATGTCAGCTGCTCCGGAACGTTGCAACGCCTGAACACCCACTATATAGAGTCGATCTTCATTTTGCTCATGTCCGTTCAAGAAACTTTGACCAACTCTCGCGTCAACGACGTTAGCAGTTCCGGTGTTGTTACCTTCATCAAACAAACGCAAGTCATTCGCGGGCAATATACGCACCTTCTTGGTTGGCATTCCAGTGTCAGACTGCCAATTACCACCATCTTTGGAAATCGCGTCATTTACCTTCAGCATTAAATTGTTACTTGACTCTGCTTCACTTTCGATTGCAAAGCTTGTTGATTGTCCTCCTGAGCTTAAAAAGCGCTCACGATAATGATTCATACTACCAACAATTTGATCAGCCAACATGTAATCCAGTTTGTTAGCATCTGGCTCGAGTGTCGATTGACGTATCTTAAACACACCAATTGTCAACACATCACTGAACTCATCAGTACCCAGATCAAACTCGCTCAGGTTCTCTAATACCTCACTGATGCTACCATCAAGTCCGGTTTGCTTGCGATTACCCAGGGCATCGAACGTGTATCCAGCGCTTAGACTGAATGTCAATCGGCTCATTGTTCCAGAACTCTCATCTGGTACATCTACATAACCACCCTCTGTACCACCAAGTTTTTTGCTCAATGATTTCAATTTTCCAACACTATCAAAGTCAGTTGCTGGGTTCAAGTTGGTGTTATCACTCAATGCTAGGTAATAACCTTCGAATTTCTCGTTGATTATAAACTTCTTGTTATTAACAATCATCATTCCAACACCACCTTTGGTCTGTAAGTCGGTGAATGAGTCAAATTTTTGATTGGCTTTCTTACCAGCCTCAGTTGTCTTGAGTTTAAGTTCACCTTTAGATATCATTTGATATTCTTCTTCCGCAAGTTTAATGTTGCTCGGTTCACCTAAGTAGTAACGATCAGATGATTTCAAGTCCCATCCTAATTCATTAACCACCGCGGCAACTAGTTTGGCCACTTCAGGTATTTGATACATGTGAGTAGCTGGTGAGGAATTTTCGTCTCCTGTGGATCGTTCACCCCAGAAACCAAGTCCACCACCTCCGCCGTTCTCCGCTAGTTTTATACCAGATACAGGTAAAGTTGCAAATGCGTAATCTTGGAATTTTGGAGTGGCATCACCTGCTCCATGATCCGCGTGGAGTTGATTGTAACTATCAGCCGTGCTGTCAATGATCAAATCGATTGCATCCTTCAACGTAACACCGGTTCCGAGACCTTCAAGTTCAACTGAGAACGAGTCAGCAGTGAAAGGTTCGTCTGCTGCGAACGCTGTTGGTTCGTACCAACAAACAACTTCTGTTGAGTTATAGACTGTTTTGAGTGTTGTGTCGGTGTTGTCATAAATGACCGGACGGGGTATGACTGGATACACTTGAACGCTACTCTCGTCAGCGACAGTGGATCCTGCTCCATTACCATATGGGAGTCTCGTTACCAACAGATTTGCAGGGCTTTGAAAGATCGCTTTGACCGAGTGGTACATGTATCTTTCTGCTGCATTCTGTGGTAACCCATAAATTTGTTCAAATTCTGTTAAACTTGTGACCGTTAGTAACTCATCAGTAGGACCTTGGTTTGCGAAACCAGGGATAAACACTGTTGTACCAACAGGTAAGTTAGGTCTCAAAGAAAGATCTATCTCTTTGATTTCAACGCCGGGGGATTGTATTGTTCTTGCCATATTAGTTGCCTTTGAAATTATTTATTGTATTTCGATCGGGTTTCGTGAAAATGTTACAATAAAATTGGCATGAGCTTGGAAAAAGAAAATTCAAATGTTGTATCAATGGGGTCCGGACTCCGGTAATTATAATCTATTTGTCCTAGACTCACTGGGAGCACTCCAAAATAATCAAATTTTGCCACTTGATTATTATATTCATCCAGTGCGTACAGACTCGCGGTGCCTTGGTATTTCTTAAACATCGACTCACCAGGACCCAGGTCAGTACCTTTCATGAAAATGGCGTCTTTGTCATCATTCATGATGTCGAGCCACTTCCAGATGACCCAATAATTGTTAAATCTATTGTCGATAGTAAAATTGACGGTTACATTAGAGTATGCCGGGCGACTATGCGCACTGAACTTAACAGCTTGCCCGGAGTATCGAAT